TAGTAGTACCAGTAGTAACAAAACCTGTCAAATCAGCCAATTTGTAAATACAATTGATATCGCCGATGATAGAAACATTACCCATTCTTTGCATTGCTCTAATCATTGGATCAATCGTAGCAGCAACTACACCAGAACCAGATCCATAACTAGGTGTGCTATACCCATCAAAAGCAGCGTACAATGTTCTTTCAATTTCTTGCACCATTGCCTTTTCCATCTCATCGGCGGCATCCCCGATACACTCATCGAAGCTGACTTTTCCTGCCGCCAATTCATATAAATTGATAAACGGTCTAGCACTTACCTCAATTGTGTCAACGTCTTGGTATGCGTTCATAATTCTACTTCTATGAGTAGTACCATTTTTTGCTTGTAAATAAGCTTTGATACCAGATTTTTTTACTTTGAACATTGCCTTTTCGCCGATACCTACTCTTTTTGTATCTGCAAACATATCTATATAATTCGTTTTCTGTGTGATTATATCGTTGACTACAAATGCAAGCAATTGAGCAATTTCATATCTATTGATCGGATTTGGATTTTTAGCCAACTCTCTGATAGCGGCTCTTGCTTCAGCAACTTCAATTTCCGTATCTTTGATTTTATTCATGTGTAATGCTGAAAAAATTTCTACAGCTTTATCATTTCTTAATGCCATTATAATGTCCTCCTTATATAATTTTTCAATTGTTGTTAAAATTCAATTAGTCTAACACGATACATTTATACACTGTTACGCCCCACATTGTAGGCTTTTCAATAACTTGGAACTTTTGTACTGGTGAACCGCTTGTTGCAGTAATTTTGCCAGTAGTACCAACATCAACGATTGCGCCAACTGCTGGTGTGGAAACCGCCTTATCTGTAACAAAAATCTCGCCAGGAAGTAATCTCTTAATTCTGATATAACTTTCTGCTGCTACAGTGAAATCTATATCGTTGATTTGTTGCTCGTCAACAGTATCAATCACGTTTTCTACAAAGTAAGGAATATCTGTATTCGTTGGGGTTGATGCGAAACCAGTCGTCCAGTTCACATTCACAAACGTACCATTATGTAATGCGTCTGCTCCCGCTACTAATTTTACAGTTCCTAAATATTCATTATTACCTTTTGCTATAAAACCTGCCATTATATTTTCCTCCTTATAATTTTTTAATTGTTATTTACCAATGGTGATATATTTGCTTAACAAGTCGGAATCTCCAACTGTTATATCATCCGTAATTCTAGATGCTGTAACCATTGCTTTTTTTGGCTCTTCTTTTGTCACTTTGGTGGCTTCTGCTTTTTCTAATGCTGATTCAACCACTTTTGCCTGTAAAACAGACTCATTTAAAGTCTCAATTGCCTCAGCAATCTCAGCCAAAGCCAAAACTTCTTCACTTAACAATTTTGAATATTTTTCTTTTAAAGCCACTTTCTTTTCAGCTTTTTCAATTTCAGCTTTTTCAAGATTAATTAAATCTAATTCATCCTTAGATTTTGCCAACTCAGCAATTTCATTATCTTTGATAACAACGGTTTCTGATAAAGTATTAATCTGTTCGCTTAATTCATTTATTTTCGCATCTTTTTCAGATAGAACAGCATCTTTAGCAGTCATAGTTTCATTCAAAGTTTTCATTTCTGCTTCAACAATTTCTAATTTTGCTTGCATTTCTTCTAATGTCATTTTTTCTACCTCCTCATTTATTTTTAATTCATTTTCATCATCATCATCATCAGGCATATCAGGCATATCAGTATCAGGCATATCCGTATCAGTATCACTTATAGGCACATAGTTCTTAGTTACTCTATACATTACACTGATAGAAACATCACTGAAACTAACAGTAAAATCTACTTTATAATAATCACCATCGTTGTAATTTTGAAGTATCATATAATCTACCCCAAAATCAACACAATAAAAATTATAAAAATCAGTACCCAATTCTTCCATACACTTTTGATATACTTTTTTTTGCACTTGCCCAATGTCTAATTCACTATTTTCAAAATGTAGACTTGTCTCTTTGAAAAAATCTTCAAATGTTTTATGCACTTTATGGTCACCACCTAAATCAATATTTAAAGCCTCAGCAATTAATAATTGTGCTGTGGACTTTTTTTCTGCGGGGTAAGACACTACACAGTCACCAAAAATTTTATTATCATCATGAGCATCAACCTCACGTGTACCATCAGATTTCCTGTTGTAAGCACCTACAAAAACTTCTACGCTAAAAAATAATGACTTATCAGCGTATAATTGCATCATAGCCTCACAAATTTTGCTAAATCTTTTGAATACCCGAACAGTACCAAATAACTCAGTCGCACCATCATCTGATTCTTTTTCATAAAAATCAACATAGCTACCAACTTGTTCCGTTTGAAATGTGCCATCTTTTTTCAATGCATGACCCAATTGTGTAAACTTACCTTTTTCTAATTTTTCTCTTTCGCATACCAGAGGTAAACCAATATAAAAATCTTTATGCTCCACGATTTCGTGGATAAAATCAGGTGTAAACCTAGCATTATTTAAATTAACCCTAGACGTTAAAAGCAACACATCTAACGTCATGTAAACGTCATTAGAATTGTGCAACTCTAAAATACTCGCTAATACTTTTTCTTTATTCAATTTCTCACCACCTTATTTTGCAGAAGGTTTAGGCTGACTTCCAGTTTTCGAATTGTTTTTATCTTGCTTTGATTCTTTGACACCCTTACTCGGTCTTCCTCCTGCATCTGCTGGATTATTACCTATCGTTGAATTAAAGGGACTAGCTGGTGGCATAAATATTTCATCATCATCCTCAGCTTGCTCCTGTTGTTTTCTTTCTCTTTCTTGCTCATAATCCATATTGTAATAATCATCAAGTAATGTTTTTCTAGATACGCAACCTTGTTGCCATAATTGAAATGCTTCTTCTCTAAACTTTGGATCATTCATCAAATTAACTTCATTAAAAACAAATGTTGGCACTCTATTGTCTGCAATGCGCCACATAGCGGCTAATTTCCTATTATATTTCTTCATCATTTCAGAGAAATTCATTTGATTTTGCGTAATCCTTTGTGATGCAGTCTCAACAGATACATTCGCTTGAGCAAAAGAAGCACCGTCACTCTCACCAGTAACCACCAATGGACTTATACCACCACTAGACATAATTTGAGAATTTACTTCATTGTATTTAGATTTGTCAAACAAACCTCTTGTATCAATACTGATAAACTTCGCATCAACAAAATGTGATGTTACCGCTAAAGGAAATTTATTTAATGCATCTTGAAATATCTTAGCTGTGGCATTCAACTGTGCCTGGTTTGGCTTAGGTAATAATTCATCATGTCCAAGTTTCGCATGTAAAAAGCCTTTTGCTCCAACATTCAATTGCACATCTTCATAATAACTAATTAATTCTTTTTTTGCCAAAGGCTTCAAACAAGTGGATATGAAAGGTATGGCGTATTTTTGCCACATTGGCTTTGATTCTTGAATAACAAATACATTGTCAGGGTCAAGTTGAATCCAAGCTCCAGTTATACCAGCCTTTATGGCTTCTCCAATCTCTGGTGGATAACCTTGATATTTTTTCACCAAAGTATCTATAAATCCTTCTTTAGCACCATAATTACTTCGTTTATTCAATTCGATAACGTTGAACTCAACCACTGGTTCACCATTTACCATGATGTCAGATATTCTAATCCTATGCGGAGGTAATGTTATCAATCTACCAGTATCAGGCATAAAATAAACATAACATTGTGCAAAAGTATACAATTCATAAAATATACTTCTTGCCACATCTAGAAAGCTAACACTCTCATAATGATCTGTATATTTTTGCTTAACTTTTTCCGAAACACCTTTTAATTTCCAACCACAACTAAGTGAGAATGGTGTAAGCACTCGTTTAATAATGCCGCTATAGATCGAATCGGAATCCACGAAATAATTTGCAAGTTCATACAATTTATAGATATTTGTCTGTTTATCTTTCAATATATTATTATAATTATAGCTTTTTAATTCACCTTTAAAACTATAATCTTTATTCTCATAACTATAAACTTGATATTGATAACTATCGGGCTTATTCAAGTCTGCGCCTACAAAGACTTCATTAATCTTTTCCATTTACTCACCTCACTTTACTTTTTATATTTTTACTTTTCCGTGCGCACGGACTACCAACCATAAGCAGTCCCAACACAAAAATCATTATCTGTACGTTTAGCGTCTCTATTGTCTTCTTCTAACCCAAATACATATTCCAATCCCATTCCAAGAGCAGAATATCTATCCTTATGTAAGCTTGGCGTAGCAGTTTCGTATAACACATTACCCGATACAGTTATTTTCGGCATGATATTACCCATTTCATACTGCAAAGCATCGGTTTCAATATATACAGCAACCTCTTCTACCATTAAATTTTTCTTTCTACCATCTGTTTTCTCTTCACCTGTGTCAACTTCACGTCTCATTAAGGTACTTGTAACAGGTAAATGTAATGACTTGTTTTCCAAAAACAACCTAGTACACGTTGCCATTCTAGAGTTATACTTCATATCCGCTTTGATACTGCGGATAATAGGTATAGCGTTACCAGAGTTTTTTTCAAAAGTATCTAATATGAAAGGAGCATATTCCTTATTGTTTTCATCCACGAAAGGTGTATTTAACAGCGATATAATACCTTCACCCAAGGCGTTAGTATCTATAATGACTTTTTCAATATTAGGGAACCGCACACAAGTTTTACGTATTTCTTCTGTTAAAGCTTCCAAGTGATATCCATGATAAGTTTTGATATATACTAAATATTTATTAAATGTACCATCAATTTTTTCTGATAATTTTATAACACAAATACAAGCATTATCAGCATAAGTAGCAGCCGAAGTTGCTATATCAGCACTGAGTATATATCTAGATTTACTTCCTTTTGCTTGACATATTTCTATATTCTCCAGTGTTCTACACGGCTCGGTGATTTGATAAGGAAAATACGATCCATCTGTTGCTCCGATGAACCTACTATTCCATTCCATTTCCCAACTTGTCGAAGGCATTAAGTTTTTTTGATTTTCTACAAACTGTTCATCAATAATGCCATATCGAATACCAGCTTTATAACTTAACGCACATGCAAATTTTGTCAAGTCACCATTTTTCATATCACTCACAGTTTGCTTAAATCTAGAATAAAACTCACACGATTTCAAATACGCCGAAGATGTTTGTATTAATTTGGATTTAAAATCTTCGAAACCTTCATCTTTATATTTCCAGTATACTTGTCGTTTATATTGCAAAACAGGCATCAACACCGACAATATAACATCTGATTTTACCCATGCGCTTTCATCAATATATATGATTTTTCTACGCAGTCCACGAATATTACTTCCATCTACACTCATGGCTAACGCTTCAATCTCAGAACCAGATTTGAATTTAACAACAGCGTTATCTCTCGCTACTCGAATTGGCAAATTTATTTCTCTAGAAAAATTAGAGTTGTCCGTGGCAAATTGTTCTATATATTTTATTGTTAATATGGCTTGTCTAACGGTTTTAGAAACCACCAAAATTTTATTATTCGGGTACAGTATAGCCAATGCGCTTAACGCCAATGCCATTTTAAAAGTTTTACCTAGCGAACGACTTTCAACATCATCTACAAATTCACAATTTCCAACCGATCTAACCACCATTTTTTGAAAAGGAAAAAAATTAATAGGTTTATCCTCAGTGCTAAAATACTCTTCAATAAATACATCAATATGAGTACGCCAGTACCAAATCTGTTTTTCCCACTCTTCTACATTTTCAATTTCATTATTTTTTGTAACACTATGACTATCAGTAGAACTGCTATCTTGCGTACTACGTTTCTGCTTATTTTGTTTTTTAAAAGAGAAATTAGCCATTTTAGATGTCTTCACCTACACTTGAGATAATCCATCGATAATCATTTAATATCTTATCAACATCATCCTCTGGAAAAGTAATTTTAGTTTGTAAAAATCCTGTGTTTTCCATTTTTTTTATTATTTCGCCCAAACTACCATATCCAACCACATCATTTTCAGAACGTGTTTTTTCTGCAAACTTAGCCGACTGTGATAGTTGGTCAAACACATCTTTAAAATCTTTATACTTTTTATCAGCGCCAATTTTTCCATCACACATGTCTGAAAAAGCTCTATCCATTGCTAATGACGCTTTACAAACTTTTTTAGCATAGTCTAAATATGCAGAATTTTCTAATTTAAAATCTCTTTGTAAACCATTGAACAAATCCTCTAAATATACAAGTTCGCCCTCTGTATAAAACGCACCCCACGTTACTGAATACATTTTTTTACCATAGTCTAAACTCAATCCTCTATCTATATGCTCACCATTCGGATTTGTCTCATGTTGCAGATCTATTTCATAGTCAAAAATCTCATTAGAATATCGATAGTACTGTATTCTATTCATGCTTTGACAAAATAGACTATATAATAGTTTCCAACGGTATAGTACTCTTTTTTGTAAATCTGACATGTTATGATATTCTGTGTTAGTGGATAGTTTTTCTTCTATTTTTTTTTCTACCCATTCCCATAATTCTTCACGCCAAACTCTTTTATTGAATTTAAAGTATTCTTGTATACTTTCTTTATCTACACAAAATGCAGCAACACATTGTTTACACCATGCATCCCGAAGAAACTCTGTTGCCCAATCTCTATTGATATAAAAATCCGTGATAGGCAATTTTGCATTACATTTTCTGCATATTTTTTTTAATATTCTTGGATCTCTTTTTTTAGCCATTGTTTCACCCATTTAATCCTTTTAATTAAAAAAAATAACCGACTAGCGGTTATCTATTTTACATTTTACTTTTTACTCACCTTGATACTCTTCAATCAAATCATCTATTTGGTTTTCCACGTCCCTAAAGTTCTGTTTCATGGCTTTGGCATACGCTTCGTTAGTATCCAATTGACCAACCAAATATCCTAATTTGTAATGATACGCAAATTCATCATATAATATCGCAAAAGACTCTTCATCATTATCTTTCAACAAATCTAATATACCTTGTATATATTCTGCCTCTTGCTCTTTTATATCCA